GAGCCACCGCTTACTGCTGATGCTGAAGCCCTACACCAACCAAGACCAGAAGTTGATTTACCACAAACACAATTAGGTTTAGTTAAAACAACCAACCAAGCTGCTGCTGGAATGACTTTTCAAAGTGACCCTATTGGTAGTAAACTAGAGGGCACAAAAGCTGTCACAGGTTTAGGCAGCGTAACAGTGAGTATTACATAATGGCAGGATTTACATACAGCACATTAAAAACAGCGATACAAGATTATTTAGATAATAATGAAACAACTTTTACTAATAATTTGAATAATTTTATACAAACTACTGAAGAAAGAATACTTAAAAATGTTCAATTACCTGTATTTCGTAAAAATGTAGAAGGAACACTTACACAAAACAACACTTATTTATCAACTCCTACTGATTATTTATCGACTTTTAGTCTTGCTTTAATAGACGGTAGTAATAATTATTCATATCTGCTATTAAAACAAGTTTCGTTTATTAGAGATTACACACCACAACAAGCCTCAACAGGCAAACCCCTTTACTATGCACAGTTCGATGATAGTACATTTATAGTAGCACCTACACCAAATAGTGATTATACTGTAGAACTACATTACTACTATAGACCTAATTCTTTGACGACTTTGGGAGATAGTGGGCAAAGTTGGTTATCCGAAAATGCACCGAATGCTATGTTATTTGGTAGTTTAGTAGAAGGAGCATTATTTATGAAATCAGACCCACAAACTATAGCCCTGTATGAAAGTAAATTTCAAGAAGCTCTTGCTACATTGAAGTTATTAGGTGAGTATAAAAATGTTAGAGATGAAGCTAGAAACGACCAACCAAAAATTAATCCAGGAGCGATGAATGTTTAGTGTAGATGTAAAAACAACTGTGGGTGATATAAATGTACAAACCACCCAAAATAAAGGTTTAAGTCCAGAATACTGGACAGAGAGAATAATGGAAAGACTTATTAGTATTAGCGATAATGCGACACCTGAAGTAAAAGCACAGGCACAAGCATTTAAAGATAATATGACACAAGTCGTTTTATTATATTTAAAACAAGCTATTATGAGCGACAGAGCCACAGTAGCAGGTTTATTAGATAAACAAGGTCATAAAGATATGGCTAATATTATAAGGAGGCTGTAATGGCAATAACACAAGCGATGTGTACTTCATTTAAAAAAGAATTGATGACAGCTACACACAATTTTACTAATTCGAGTGGTAATACATTTAATCTTGCTTTATATACAAGTTCTGCGTCATTAGACGCTAGCACTACTGCATATACAACAAGTAATGAGGTTAGTGGAACTGGTTACACTGCAAAAGGTGGAGCATTAACAAATGTAACACCCACAACATCAGGCACGACTGCCTTGACAGATTTTGCAGATTTAACTTTTAGTTCTGCAACAATAACTGCGAATGGTGCATTAATATTTAATGATAGTGCTTCAGGCGACCCTGCTGTAGCAGTATTGGCATTTGGTGGAGACAAAACTTCAACAAATGGAGATTTTACAATACAATTCCCCACAGCAGACGCCTCGAACGCTATCATAAGAATAGCATAGGAGTTTAAATGTCGGCAGGTTGGGGTCGTGCTGGTTGGGGTGATGGACCTTGGGGTCAGCCCGCAGTAACCATAGTAGAAGTTACTGGTGTTACTGGTACTTCTGCACTAGGTAACGAAACAGTTATAGCTAAAGCTCTAGTTGTTGAAACTGGGGTTGGTGCTACGTCTACTCTTGGTAGTGTAACAGTTACTGGTACGGCTAATTTATCTCTTACGGGAGTTGCAGGAACAGGCACATTAGGAGATGAAACTGTAGCAGCTTCGTCTAATACTTCTGTTACAGGTAATACTGGTACATCAGCTTTAGGTAATGCAATAACTGCAGGTGCGGCAGTAACAGGAGTTTCAGGTTCTGCGTCGGTTGGTACTTTAGGAGACGAGTCAGTAACTGCTGGAGCCACAGTAGAAGTCACTGGTTTATCAGGAACGAGTGCACTAGGTAGTATAAGTTTAATCACTAATAATATATTAGCAGTATCTGGGCTAACAGGAACAACAAGTTTAGGAACTCCAACAATAATAGCAAAGGCTTTAACTACAGTAACTGGCGTTAGTGCTACAGGTGGAACACAAAAAGTTAATGTTTGGGGATTAGTAGACGACTCACAAACAGCTAATTATAGTGATGTTTCTACTACTCAAACACCTAATTGGCAAGAAGTTGCTTAATATTTTGAAAAATATAGTGTACAATCAAACAAGTCGGAGGACAATATGGCAGCATATACAAATGATTTAAGATTAAAAGAAATCGCAACTGGTGATGAATCAGGAACTTGGGGAACAAGCACCAACACTAATTTAGAGCTTATCGCAGAGGCATTTAGCTTTGGCACTGAGGCTATCACCACAAACGCAGACACTCATGCAACTACAATAGCAGACGGTTCAACAGACGAAGGTAGAAGTATTTATTTAAAATATACAGGTACTCTTGATAGTGCTTGTACGATTACACTTGGTCCAAACACAGTATCTAAACTTTGGTTTATAGAAAATGGTACTAGCGGTTCACAAAATATAATTATTTCACAAGGTAGTGGTTCTAATGTAACTATACCTGCTGGTCATGTAAAAGCCGTTTACTCTGATGGTGCTGGTTCTGGTGCAGCTATAGTTGATGCGTTTACTGATTTAAACTTAGCAGGCACAACTACAATAGACGTATTAAGTGCAAGCGGTAACGCTACCATAGGCGGTACTTTAGGAGTTACAGGTGCAGTTACAGCAGATGCAGGTGTCTCAATAGATAACATAACTATTGACGGGACAGAAATAGATTTATCCAGTGGCAACCTAACAGTAGATGTGGCTGGTAACATTACATTAAATGCAGATGATGACGGAAAAGTATTTGTTGCAGATGATAGTGTAACTTATGGTTTATTTGAAAACTCTAGTAGTGATTTTGTCATGGAGTCAAGAGTACAAGATAAAGATATATTATTTAAAGGTAACGATGGTGGCTCTGGTATCACCGCTCTTACTCTTGATATGTCTGATGCTGGTACTGCTGTATTTAATAATAAGGTTGGAATTGGTACGAGTAGTCCAGCAAATAATCTACACATTTTTACAGATGCTGGTGATGAAGGTATAACAATAAAAAGCACTGGTAATACTTCAAATGCAATTATATTTGATGCTAATAGGTCTGGTGCAGGAAGTTCTATAGGCGAGATACAAAGCAAGTGGAATGGCACAACTGTTGCTATGATAGCTTCTGCAACAGGTAGTGATACAACTAATAAAGATGATGGTTTGTTAATTTTTTACACTTCATCAGCAGATAATATCGCAGAAAAAATGCGTGTAAATGCATCAGGAACTGTAGGTATTGGTAGTACAGTGGATAGGTCATTAGGTACTAATATTACCACAGTTGTTATAAATGGTTCTTCTGGTGGGGGTCTTTGGTTAAGTCCTGGTGATTCTAGCGCAATGACTTCACAGATTTACGCTCAGGCTAATGGAAGTGTTGGCGACTTAATTATCAATAATGGTACGGGTGTTGGTTCTGGCGGTATAATTTTTCAGACGAATTCAAGCGAAAAAGTACGTATTGCTTCAAATGGTAATGTTGGCATAGGGACAAACGATACAGGTAATGCAAAATTAGTTTTTAATGGTAACATTTCTGAAGGTGCAGATACAGCCATGATTGATTTTGATGGTTTTGGCACTAGGGGTGATGCGTCCTCTCAATCTATTAATTTTAGAATGGGTAGAACTGGTTTTGCTACTGACCAACCTGCACAAATAAAAAGTTTTTTCCAAGGTGGTGGTGCAACAGCAGGTCAGACAGCTATTGGATTTAAATTTGTTACAATTTCAGAGAATACACAACAAGACCAGTTTTTTATAGATGCTGCTTATTCACGATTTAAATTTAATACATCAGAATCACCACAATCAAATAACCCACAAACAAATAATTGTTTTGTAATTGGTCCGTCATCTTCAGGTGCAGTTACACAAGCCTTAACTAATGCTTGTGTTTTAATGAATAGAGGTGGTGAATTATTCGCTGTTGATTCTTCACATAACAATACACAACTTACACCGCATAATTGGACGTTAATTGAAGAAGGACCATCAGAAGAATTAGCTTGGACTTATTGGTCGCAAAAACCTAATCCTGATAATCCTGACCAATTACAAGGTATAAATGTTGATATGGCTAAAGTCGTTAGAAAAGTAGAAGATTTAGTAGGTGAAAAACTTATTTATACTGAAAATTCAAATATGGACAGTCATACACATAAAACTATTATTTCAGATATACAAACAACATTAGCTGATTTAAAAACAAGAGTAGAAGCTCTTGAAGGATAACAAAATAAAGGAAAATAAATATGGCAATATCTTACGAATGGGACTGTAAAACTTGTGATACATACCCAACAAAAAGTGGTAAATCTAATGTAGTACATAATGTGCATTGGCAACTTACTGCAACAGACGATACTAATAAAGATAGTGATGGAAATAATTGGACAGCTACTGCTTACGGTGCTCAGTCATTAGATATATCTGATTTATCTAGTTTTATCTTATGGTCTAATTTAAAAGCTAGTGATGTTCAAGGTTGGGTAGAATCTGCATTAGGTAGTGAAAAAGTAACTGAAATAAAAACTGGATTAGATGCAGAAATATCTGAAAAGATAAGTCCATCTAGTGTAATTAAAACATTAAGTTCATAAGGAGAAAAAAATGACTCAACAAAACCAAGAACCAGTCGTAGTGTTAGATGATAAAGAAATGAAAGTTTCCGATTTAACACCACAACAACAATATTTTCACAGACAAATACTTGATTTGAATAATAAGAAACAACAAACAGAATTTCAATTAGACCAAATCAATGCTAGTTTAAGTGTGTTTAATGATGCTTTTATTAAATCAACAAAAGAACAAGCAGATGAAGTTTTAAACGATAATACTCTAGAGGAGGAAAATTAAAATGATGTGGTTAAACATAATTATGTGGATTACAGCAATAATATCTATAGCTTCAGTCATAGCAGCTATAACACCTACACCAAAAGATGACCATTGGTTTAGTCATATTTACAAAATTATCGATTGGTGTGCTCTTAATATAGGTAAAGCAAAGGATAAATAGTGCCTACTGTAAAGGACGCTTTAGCAGAGCTTAATGCACATGAAAGAGAATGTGCAATACGTTATGAATATATAGAAAAAAGATTAGACGAAGGTTCTGCTAAATTTAAAAGATTAGAAATGTTGTTATGGGGGGTTTATCCGTTTATACTAGGCTCTATAGTATTTGCTAGTTTTATTTAGGAGTTAAAGTGCCTTTACAGAAATTTATTTTCAAACCAGGAATTAACAAAGAACTTACTGCTTATGCTAATGAAGGCGGTTGGTTTGATAGTAATTTAGTGCGTTTTAGAAAAGGGCTTCCAGAAAAAATAGGTGGATGGGCGAAAAGAACATCTTCTACTTTTATATCACGTGGTAGAGCTTTACATGCATGGACTGCACTAGATGGCACAAAGTATGTAGGTATAGGTGCAACACAAAAATACTACATATTAGACGGTAATCTCTATTATGATGTAACTCCGATAAGAACTACAACAGCTGCAGGAGACGTAACATTTGCAGCAACAAATGGCGACGCTACGATTACTGTTACTGACACATCTCACGGTGCAGTTAAAAACGATTTTGTAACATTTAGTGGTGCATCTAGTTTAGGTGGCAACATAACTGCTGCTGTTTTAAATCAAGAATATCAAATCGCAACTATAGTTAATACTAATAGCTATACTATCGAGGCTAAAGATACTTCTGGAGCTACCGTAACAGCAAACTCTTCTGATAGTGGGAATGGTGGTTCATCTGTTGTAGGTGCCTATCAAATAAATGTTGGCTTAGATGTTTATGTTCCTTCGACTGGTTGGGGCGTAGGTGGTTGGGGTGAAGGCACATTTGGTTCCCAACAATCTTTAACTTTTTCAAACCAATTAAGACTATACTCCCACGACAACTTCGGAGAAGATTTAGTATTTAATCCAAGAAACGGTGGTGTTTATTACTGGGACACAAGTGATGGAACTAGCACTAGAGCAGTAGCATTATCAGATTTATCAGGTGCTAATTTACCACCAACTGTAGCACTTCAAGTTTTAGTTAGTGATATAGATAGACACGTTATCTGTTTTGGTGCTGACCCTATCGTCGGCTCGTCTAGGTCAGGGACTATAGACCCTATGCTCATAGCTTTCAGCGACCAAGAAAATGTTACGGAATGGGAACCTTTACCAACTAATACTGCAGGGTCATTAAGATTATCTGCAGGTTCTGCAATCATAGGTGCAATTAGAGCAAGACAAGAAACATTAGTTTGGACAGATACCGCTTTATATTCATTAAGTTTTGTAGGACAACCTTTTACTTTCGGTGTTAATTTAGTTAATGAAGGTGTGGGTTTAGTTGGTCCTAACGCTGCAGTAAATACACCTAAAGGTATTTTTTGGATGGATAAAAAAGGTTTTTATGCATATACAGGACAAGTACAAAGTTTACCATGTAGTGTTCAAGATTATGTTTTTAGTGATATAAATGAAACACAAAGTTTCCAGATATTTGGTTTTGCAAATAAGGCTTTTGATGAAGTTGGTTGGTTCTATTGTTCATCAGGGGCTACCAATATAGATAGATACGTAGTTTACAATTACGATGAAAATGTATGGTCTATAGGACAATTATCTAGAAACGCTTGGTTAGACGAAGGTGTCTTCGATAAACCTATTGCAACGCATGAAATATCAACTAATACTAATTGTATATTTAATCATGAAGTTGGTAACGATGATGATGGTTCTGCAATGCAAAATGTTTTTATAGAATCTAGTGATTTTGATTTAGGCGAAGGAGATATGTTTCAATTCGTTAATAGAGTTATACCCGACGTAAAATTTATTGGTAGTGGTTCTACAGGTTCTTCAGGACAACAATTAGATTTTGTTTTAAAGAGAAGAAACTTTCCTGGAGAAAGTCTAACGACAGTGAGCACATCTTCGTGTTTTTCTAATACTACAAAATTAGATACTAGATTACGAGGAAGACAAGCAGTATTAAGGGTGCAATCTAATGATGATGATACAAGTGTAACTGGTATGAGTTTTAGGTTAGGTGCTACTAGATTAGACGTAAAACCAGACGGTAAAAGATAATGAGTAAACTTTTAGAAACTAAGTTACCAACAGCACAAGGACAAGTTAATCCTGAAACTTTTAACAGATTAAGCAGAGTTCTTGAATTATCTTTAAATTCTAAAGATATAGACTCTACTTTGTCAGTAAATGAGACACAAAGAAATTTGAACAAATTTAATAAAGGAGATATAATTTTTAATCTAAGCACAAATCAATTACAGTTATGGAGTGGAACTGAATGGATAGACTTATACGTTGGGGAAGAAAATGGAGTTCAGGGGACAACGACTCTGGGCAAAGTAACAGTAAAAACAAACGGAGCAACAATAGTCCCGATAAGATGAACGTAGATAAATTAAGAGAAGAATTAACTTTTGATGAGGGTTGTGTAGATAAAATATATTTAGACCACCTTGGATATCCTACATTTGGTATAGGACATTTGATATTAGAATCAGACCCCGAACATGGTCAAGAGGTAGATACACCAGTATCTGAAGATAGAATAAAAGAGTGTTTTGAAAAAGACATAAATATAGTAACTACAGAATTAGATAGAAACTTAGAGTGGTGGATTCATCTACCCGAAGATATTCAAAGAGTGCTTGCTAATATGTGTTTCAATCTAGGTATCACAAGATTATTAAAGTTTAAAAAGTTTTTAACTGCATTAGAAGAACATGATTGGGAAACTGCTGCAGTTGAAATGATGGATAGTCGTTGGGCGACCCAAGTTGGTCCTCGTGCGATTCGTTTAAAAGAAAGAGTATTAAAAGGAGAATAGTATGAAAGCTAAAGGAATGAAAAGAGGTGGAAAACTCAAAAGTTCTAAATATAAAAAGAAAGGTGGCATGAAAAGAAAAACTATGAGAAAAAAGAAGAAGTAAGTGCCTCATCTCATAAGTAATATCCCGCACTTTAAATGTTGGGTGCGTAGAGAATTTACAGCTAATCATCAGCAATACCATGGAGAGTTTCTACATGCCATTGCTTTTGCTGTAAACACCATTCCAGACAGGTCATTAAGTTTCCAAGTTGTTTTTACAGGTTGCGAAAGGGAGTACGATGATTGGGACGAAGGTAATATACACGGCGGTGCAATGTGGGCACGTATGCCAATACAAGGACTAATAGCTGATATTCCAGTAGATGAATGGGCTATACCTATGGAAGACCATTTATGTCAGCCTTGGGATTGTGAATCTAGAGACCATTCGGTCATAGTTATGGATAGAGTAAGTTCTTCTCCATGGCTTTGCAAAATCGATGGAAAGTTTTATACTGGTAAATATATGTTTACAGTAGATTACACAAATAACGCTATAGCTGATTGTCCTGCACAACATAAACAATCTCATGTATTATATATAACAGAAGATTGTGAATGGAAAGGTAATTTAGTTGCTTTACCTAATAATAGAGTTAGAGCGACCAGTCCTGCGTTATGGGTAACAGGAGAAGGTGCACCAAAATTTACACCTTCACAGCACACTCATTCTGCAGAAGGACATGAAAGTTATCTTGACCCAACAATTACATTTAATAATTTATATGAGGAGTAGTAATGGCTAGAACAAAAAAGAAACCTGCAAAGAAGAAGTCTTCTAAGTCTAAAGCAGTACCAACAAATCCTAGTTTATATGCTAGAGTAAAAGCTGAAGCGAAACGTAAATTTAAAGTCTATCCAAGTGCTTATGCAAATGGGTGGTTGGTACGTGAATATAAAAAACGTGGTGGAGGATATAGGACTAAGAAGTAAAATGGCACGTAGAGGTTTATGGGCGAATATACACGCAAAACGTAAAAGAATCAAAGCTGGTTCTGGAGAAAAAATGCGTAAGAAAGGTGCAAAAGGTGCACCCACTGCAGCCCAAATGAAAAAAGCTAGAAGAGGAACTAAAAAACGTGGCAAAAAGTAGACGTAAAAAAGACCCTAAAAAGGGAACTGGTAAAAAACCTAAAGGTAGTGGAAGAAGATTATATACAGATGAAAACCCGAAAGACACAGTACGTATTAAATTCGCTACTCCTTCAGACGCTAGAGCAACAGTCGCGAAAGTCAAAAGAGTTAATAAACCTTTTGCAAGAAAAATACAAATTCTTACTGTCGGCGAACAAAGAGCGAAAGTGATGGGTAAAACGCAAGTAGTAAGTATATTTAAAAAAGGTAAAGAAGCTATAAGAAAAGCGAGGAAGAAACGTGGCAAAACCTAGTGGTGGATTAACAGCATGGTTTGGTAAAGGACCTAAAGGTGACTGGGTAGATATAGGTGCACCTAAGAAAAAAGGTAAGTTCCAAAAATGTGGTAGAAAATCTGCTAAAGGTAAAAGCAAACGTAAATACCCTAAATGCGTACCAAGAAGTCAAGCTAAAAGAATGACCGCATCACAAAGAGCGAGTGCTGTCAGAAGAAAAAGAGCAGCAGGCAATCCTGGTGGTAAACCAACAAATGTAAGAACTTTCGTCAAAAAGAAAAGGAGTACACGTGCCAAGAAAAAAAGCTAAGATGCCAGCCAGAAATAAAAAGAATTTTAGACCTACTAAAAAAGGTGCTGGAATGACTAAAGCAGGTGTAAAAGCCTATAGAAGATTAAATCCTGGTTCTAAATTAAAAACTGCTGTAACAGGTAAAGTTAAAAAAGGCAGTAAAGCAGCAAAAAGACGTAAATCATTTTGTGCACGTTCTGCAGGACAAATGAAAAAGTTTCCAAAAGCAGCTAAAAACCCTAATTCAAGATTAAGACAAGCTAGAAGAAGATGGAAGTGTTAAATGGCTAAAGCACCAGATTCATTTGTATATAACGCAACATTAGAACGCATAGTAGACGGCGATACATTTGATTGCACTTTAGATTTAGGTTTTGATGTAAAGCTACATAAACAACGTGTTAGACTTGCAGGCATAGATACACCAGAATCTAGAACAAGAGATTTAGCTGAAAAGAAGCTAGGTCTTGCCGCAAAAGAAAGACTTAAACAACTATGTATTGGTAAAATACAAGTTAAATCATTAGGTAAGGGTAAGTATGGCAGAATACTTGGTATACCTTATACAGAAGACGGTAGAGATATTTGTGATGTTCTTATAAAAGAAGGTCATGCTGTTGCTTATGACGGAGGTAAAAAAACTAAAGTTTGGGGTGATTATTAATGGAACAAGTAGTTACTTTAATACAACAAGTTGGTTTTCCTATTGCAGCAGCACTAGGTCTCGGTTGGTTTATTTATAAATTAATAATGCGTATTGTTGACGGCATGGAAACTAAATTAGATACTGTTGATGAAAAAGTAGAAGGACAAATAGCAGCTATCGAGGAAAGATTAGGACAAAAATTAGACTCACAACATGGTATATTAGTAGCACTTATAGATAGAGTTAGGTCTGTAGATAATGAGATTATTAGACAAGATACATTATTAAAGACTATACTAGGTGTACCACAATTAATGCAATCTGATAGATTAGCTAAGGCGGATAGAGATGACCAAAGAAAAGATTGATAAAGTAGAATTAGAAAAATACAGACTTACATTAGCTATAGTTTTTATAGGTTTCTTTCTGTTTGTAGGTATTGTAGCAATTAATGTAAAAGCTGACACTATTACACATAAATTTAAAAATCCATCTTTTAATGGTATAAATACTAGCTCACATTATTTAACTATAGAAAACCAAGAGTTTAATCGTAAGATGAGTATTAAAGAAGAAATAAAAGCTATACAAGAACAGATTGAAAGAGATAAAGAAAATACTACATTAGCTAGATTTATAAGGAATCTTGAATCACGTATCTATGCTCAGCTATCAAGACAGCTTGTAGAAAATTTATTTGGTGAAACACCAAGCACAGAAGGAACTTTGACCTTAGAAGGAAACACTATAGAATATAGTATAGATAATGGAATCATAACTCTTAAAATCACTGATGCAGATGGAAATATTACTGAGATACAGTTGCCTATTGGCGATTTTTCTTTCTAGTTGTAGTATTAATCCTATAGATGAAAATCTTAGACAAGGAAAAAGTTTACCAAACATACTACAAATACAATCTAAAGAATTATTAAATGTTTCGCAACCTAAAGTTCCTATTGTTGTTGCTGTTTATCCTAATAGTTTTACAGACCAAACAGGACAACGTAAAAGCAATAGTGAGTTTGCATTATTTTCTACAGCACTAACACAAGCACCAAGTCATCTACTTATTAGAAGTTTAAAACATACGTCTGATGGTAAGTTTTTCAGAGTAGCTGAAACC